GAAAGACGCTGCTGCTCCAGGTCCAATGTACGCAGTTCCATCAGGATCAAGATTACCTGTTTTTGTTGCGACTTTTGCCCAATTCGGATGTCCCATATTCTTGAGGAACTCACGAACAGAATAGGCGCACATATTTTCTTGTCCTCTACCAAATCCTATCGTTTTTCTAAGTGCTTTTTGAACCTTACCACTTGCAGGAGAACGAACATCACCAGAACCTTGGAATTCTGATGGTTCAATAAAGGCAGTTTGTGCTTGAGCACGAGCATCCGCTGCCATCTCAAATTGTTTGAGTGTCTCTCGTGCATCCGCTAATTTTTGTTCAGCGTGGGGTATTAAAACATTTTCCCAATGCTTGATTTTTTCATCAGTGGTTGATCCAAATGGATGGTAGTGTCCATTTCCAATGTTCATTCCATCTGCACCATTTGATGTGGTTTTTACACCATCAACACCCCACCAAACACTTCTCTTCTTTCCGCCATCTTTTTCCTTTGCTGCTTTCAACTCAGCAAGTTGTTTATAAAGTTGCTTTACATCATACTCTTCGTTCTCTACCTGTGCCATTGCTTTCTGTCCTTCTGAACCAAGGACTCTTGTCAGAGTATTTCCTGCACCTGATAGAAACTTACCAATATTTTGTATTGCCCACATCGCTTTCTCTATTAAGAACACAATGCCATCGAGTGCTGCCTTTGCCAAAGGACCAACAATGAAATCCATAATACCCTTGAATGCATTTGTAGCAATAGGTGCAACAAAGTCAAACATCATACCAAACAGTGCCTTAAGTGGTTCAAATACACCTTGAACCGCTTTAACAACAGGCATCACATTTGCTTTCCATAGTGGGAATGCAATGTTCTTAAAGAAATCACCAAGAGGAGCAAGCACAGGTTCTATTGCCTCTCCAATGAATGCTCCAATCTTATCTCCAATAAATCCACCCAAGACACCACCAACAATAGGTGCAAAAGGTCCTAGAACTGGTGTTAGGAGTGCAGTAGTAGCAACTGTAGTAACAGTGGCACCAATACCTGCACCTGCTGCAACATTCATCTTATCACCTGCAGCGAGTCGTGATCCAAATGAAAGTGCACCTGCAAATATACCTCCACCAACACCAGATCGCATAAAACGACCCATACCAGTCATTCCTTTGAATGATCCTCTTCCTGCTATCCTTCCTGCAAATCTATTTCTAGCAGCATTACCACCAAATCTTCTGGCATATCTCTGCCTTGCTAACTTAGATGTTCTTCCAGAACGAACTCCTTTGGGATCTCTCTTACCTCTAAAGAAGCGTTCTTTATCCATCTTCACTTGCTGCTGCCTTACACTACTCTTTCTGTTACCTCTGAATAGTTTAGACAGTTTTCCTATATCACCTGCTAACTTCCAGGGCATTAAAATTCTACTCGCGACCTTGAGCGCAGCGATACCCCCTATAACTTTTAGCACCCTGATTATGGGTCCGTCATTACCATCTGGGTCAAACAACCCGTCGTATATAAGATTGAATCCAAACGATGCCGTCTTCCACACCAGTCCTAACCATTTACTGATCCAAGTAAATGCTTTAGTTATCATCTCCCTATTTTCTTTCTTCGATAGGAAGTCAAGTGCGAAGAACGTACCTATAGTTGCTGCAAACTTGAGCAACGGTTCTAGTAGTGGTGTTAGGAAACCAAACAGTCCACTTCCAAATCTTCCTATGCCTCTCTTCTTACCTTCATTATCAATCTCTTCTGATGTTTTCTTTTCTATCTTTGCTTCTCTCGCCCTGTCTTGTGCAAGGGATTTTCTTCCCTGCACTGCAAATGCAGCATCCAACCTCGCTTGATGTGTGTTGACAATTATTTTGCCTAGATCAGTAACAGTATCACCAAGTCTGTTGACTGCTGTAGTCAACGAGTGAGCAGGATCCATCTTGTCAATACCTGCGGTACTAACTGGAAGAAAGTTTCTTATCTTTAACTTGGGTGCTGATTTTGCCATTAAAGTGATTGATGTTGTCCCGCCTGTTGGCGTTGTCTTGCTTCCTCTTCACGTAAGTAGCGAATAAGAAGGTTCACATAAACATCTCGTTCCCACGGCATCATATTTTCAAGTTCAGTGAGACTATACTTATGATGTTGCATCAAAGCAAAATTAGTCTCAAACATATTCATCAAGGAGTCGTGCGCTAGGGCTACGCGAAAAAAGATGCGAGTCCTTCGAGAACGATAGGTGATGTAACTTCTGTCTTAGGATTGAAAACTTCAATCGTATGTGACAGTTTAGGCATAGTTTCAAAGAACTTCTGAACTAATTGAAACTGTTGTGAGTTCATATTTTCATAGAATTCAACTAGTTCCTTAGTTGTATGATCTTTTCCTTCATATACATCCTCGCCTTCAGCAATACTTTCAGTACAAGTGGCAGCAAGTTTGAATAGATCGTCTACACCTGGGTTATCGGTTAGATTATTTTTCACAAACACATCCAATGAAGGATATTTCATAGTGATTGTGACGTCATCGCTAACCTTGAGGATTGGGGTATGATCTTTAGGGATCTGTACCTGTACTTCATCAAGATTTACCTCGACATCAACCTGTGTCTTCTCATCGTCTGGACAAGTGATCTTAAATTCACTCACCTCACCTACAGATTTACCACGGATTTTAAGGAACAGATATTCAATATCAAATGTAGCAAGGTCATCAAGTTTCTTGATGTTAGTACACGCTTTGATGATCTCTTTCACCGCTTTGATCATTTCCTTGTTGTCCTGTGTCTCCATAGCAAGGTAAAGAAGTTTCTCTTCTCTTACTAGGAATGGTCTGTAAGTAACCTTTTGACCACGAGGAAGAACGCATTCATAATCTGGAATGCTCAGTTTAGGTAAAGGCATTGTGTAAAATATACAATTCAGTAAAAGTATTTAGACGCCCACAAAGGTGCTAAAGTCATTACTATCTAGGACACTATCGACATTGTTTATAACTTTCTCATTAGTCCACCCACCTGCGATCTTTTCTTTGGTGGTAAATCTATAACGCTCAAACTTAAATTGAATGTCAAGTCTGAGAATATCTGATGACTGGTTACCAAGATTCATTGTACCCATATTGAATGGGTATGCTCCTGTAAATCTCCAGACACCAGTCGCTTTATTCAAACGAGTTTCGTATTCTTGTCCTCTTACTTTACTCTTCACGAGGAAATTAGATCCTCTCTCCCACTTTCTGACAAGGATGTCACAGATGTAATCGTCGTAGAAGCATACTCTGTTCTCACTATCAGGTGCGATGCTTTGCATCCAAGTCTCAAAGTAACGTCTGTGCCATAGATTCTTGGTAACTAAGAATGATATTGCTAACTCATTAGGTGTCTGACCTGTCACATATGATCTCTGAATACCAAAGTTTTGTGTGTCACCAGTGGTAAGATTTCTAGAAGGTACAGTAATATTATCAGCGAAATAACTTACAGCATCATAATACTCTCTGTCATAAGGGATCCCAGGTCCAAGTGCAGTAGATCCTAAACAAGCAGGGAATCCAATCTCCACAGAGTACAGGTTACCACGTGTCGGTTCCCAAGCACCTCTAGCAACAAGGTCCTTGAACTGTGTAAATGAATTAGGTGCTGCGTATGACATTAGAGTCTCTTTAATACTGCCGACGTTGGTACTGGTATGTTTCTACCATTAACAGTGGTAACAAATTCCTCAGAGGGAATCAAACCAATATCTGCCCACTCAGAGTTTTCAATGTTGTAATAGGGAGATAAAACATTACTTCTTAAATATTTATGCAATGTAACGGGAGGTGGTGTTGGTGTGAACCCTGACACCCGTGCTTGAGGTGGTAGATAGTGCACGTTGGCACCCCAAAAGTGTGTCGGTGACTCACCTATCACATAGACCAAGGGATACCTGTCCCAAAAGTTATACTTCTCTGCATACTCTGCAGTGTATTGGAACTGTACTGCTAACCCAGGTGCAGGACTATCCACACCACGACCTGCAAGGTAGAAGAACAACTGACTCCTCCACCACGATGGTGCCTGTGCTTTATAGTCTGCTAGGTCTCGTAGATCTTGATAGACGCTCATACTTTGAGTTCTTTTTCTGTGAGTATCATAAATTTCATCTTACGATCTGCACAATACTCACGTGCTGCTTTCCACTTCGCCTGATTGACTCCGTAGGTAGCAATCTCATTCAATAATCTCTTCGTCCTCCTACCTTTTTTAGGTGGAAGAGTTTGTGCCTTGGGTTTTACCTCCACTATATATTTAGTAGTGCCAGAGGAAGTCTTTCCTTTGATGTAGAAGTCTGGAAAATATCTATGTATTCTATTGTCAATGGGTGATATGTAAGGGATAATTATCTCTTCAGAACCCCACTCAATGACGTTCTCATTCCTGTCACACCACACCATTAATTTACGTTCCCACAAACTTCTATAAATAATGTTTGTAGGATCCCCTTTATATTTCCCTGGGTAACTAGGTCTGAATCGTCCCGAGTAACTTTTCTGAGTCATATGACAACACCCTTAGTATATCCAAGAACCTTGCCTAACGATGTCCTGGCTAGCAGGAGAAACATCGATAGAGAAGATACCTATGCGACTAAACTCGTAGACTATCTTAAAATTTCTATTCACGATCCTCAAAAAGGTGGTAATCCATACACCTATGTAGGCGCGGGAGGCAAACCTGTACAGTCACCGAATAAAGCAGGTGATAATGAAGGTGGACTGGTAGGTAATGTGTTCTTGTATTTACCTACAGGTTTGAAAGAAAGTTATACTGCAATATACAATGAAACAACCTTGGGTGCTGCAGGTCTTGGTGCTCTAAAAGGTGCGTCAAACATTAATGAAGACAATATTGTAGACACAATACAAGAGACAGCAGGAGCATTGAAACCAGAGTTCTTGATGAACTCAATATCATCTGCCATTGGTACAGTTAACTCCACTCTAAGTACAGGAGGAAGCATTGATGGTAACGCTCTGTCTGCTATCGCAACGAAGAAAATATTCAACCCTTATCAAGAGGTAACATTCAAAGGTGTACAGTTTAGAAATCATAACTTCACCTTCAAGATTGCACCTCGTAATTCAAAAGAAGCAAAAGAAGCACTAAGAATTTTCCAAGTCCTTCGCTTCTCGATGCACCCTGCACTATCTGGTTCTAATGAGGATGCATTCAAAAATATGTTTAGCACTGCGTTAAATAGTAATGATGAGGATACAAAAGCAACAGCAGAGGGAGCGTCAGATCTTCTCAGCACAAAAGAAGGTGAGACTCTAAACAATGCTAGGTTCCTAAACATCCCACACTATTACAGACTCGGTATTGTTCGTGTAAAGGCAGAAGAAACTGAGACTGGTGAGGATCTTAGAATCACTGGCGATGGTGGATACCTCAAACAGATTCACACATTCCCTGCTAAGGTTGTGCTTGAGAATCTTGAGTTGAATACATCACCTGATAACTTTATGAATACACTGAGAGATATTGCTGATAATAATTGGGACTATGGTCCTGTTGCATACAGTATGTCTCTTACATTCAAAGAAACTCAGTTCCTTACAAGCGATATGTTCCCAGAGGGTAGATTTTAATGGCATACTTCAAGTACCTACCTAACGTCTTCGTTAGAAATAGAACGTTCTTAAATGGAACGCATCCTTATGAACTGACTGTCAATATCTTTCGTCGTATCAAGATCAGAGATAAAGTTGTCGGTCAACTGCTAGGGTTCACACAGTATTCTATCAAGGAAGGTGAACGTCCAGATATGATTGCCAAGAAAGTGTATGGTGATTCTGGTTTGGACTGGATTGTTTTACTGTGCAACAACATTATCAATGTGAACAACGAATGGCCCTTGACAAGGGATGAGATGTTCAAGGTATGCACTGACAAGTATGGTACTGCTGATGCAATCAGTCACTACGAAACCAAAGAGATTAGAGATCAGAACGATAATATTATTATGCCTGAGGGTATCGAGGTCAATGAGAGTTATCAGTATGTAAAAGCAGACGGTACTTTAATGCCCAAGAATATGTCTCGCTCACCCATCAGTTATTTTCAGAAGATGGACGAAGAGAATGAATATAAACGTAACATACATTTACTACGTGGTGCTTACGTGGATGATTTTATCAATGAGTTCAGAAGATTGTGCAAATACTTACCTAGCGATGAAGTTGATGTCAATGGCAACAAAAAAACCCCTACCACATTGGCAGAGGAGTTCATTGGTATTACAAACTACAGGAAACCAAGTCAGAGCACAGCATCAACTGGTTCAGCACGTGGTGGTGGATCATCTACAGCACTCATTGCATCTGGTGGTGGCACTTCTTCATCAGCATCTTCTACTGCAACTGAGGAGACTGTAACAGTATCTACTGGTGAATCATCTACAGGTAGCACAACAAGCAGTGGAGACACATCATACACTGGAACTCAGACTGGTAGTGGTGATGTTGATAACACATCTTCTTCTTCCTCTTCTAGCAGCAGTAGCAGTAGCAGTAGCAGCAGTGGTTCAAGTAGTTCCTCAGGATCTAGTTCCTCAGGTGGAGGATACTATGGTGGTGGCGGTGGATATTATGGAGGCGGATACTAGTGTTATACATTGAAGGTTGTCAATCTCTAAAGTTAGAGTGCGCCCTTCGGCAGTTAGGTTTTGTTGATATAGGTTGGAAGACAGTAGCACACGCAGGTATATTTTTTGTAGAACCAGTAGGAGTTCCCGACGTACCAGACGGAGACCTCCTAGGATTTTTAGTGACCATTCCATACGCAGAATGGCGACGTCCTAAACTTAAGACGACCGCCAAACGTGCGTTAGATTATGCTTTATACGGTTAGAAACACCAACCGTCTTTCTTGTAGAAATAACACGGAACACCGTGTTCGTTATGTTCATTAGGTCTGAACCAAGGAGTACGATAATAATCCCTGTGATAATGATGATGGTGGTAATGCTTACGCTTAGGTACTGGTGTGTACCAACAGTTCCACGTGTCAAAAATTTTATCGAAGACACAGTGTGAGGGTTTTACCTCAAAGTCACCACTCCTCAACCTCCTATGATTGTGGGATGCCATCGCAGGTGATGCAATGGTTAGTGCAAGGAGTGCAATGGCAATCTTTTTCATAGGTTCTTTACTCTTCTTCTGCTAGTTTAGCAAAGTATGAGAGAGTGTCATCCTCTGTTGTGCCACTTGTTGAAGCGGACACTTGCTCTGACCAGTTAGGTGCAGCAGCAACAGGAGATGCAGATGTGATGTCAGGAGCATTGAATGAACCACGTCCTGCAGTCTCATCTTCGAGTGACTCATCGATACTAAGAGCAGCAGTCTTAGGACCAAGCACAGACTTCAGACGAGTGTCAAGTTCTTCATAGGACTTGAACTGATCTGGAGCAGTGAATGCTGCAAGATCGTGAGCAGATGTATAGATTTCCTCAAGTTTTGCATCATCAAAACCACCCAATGTATTAGGTGTAGTGAAAGAACTATCATCATAGTTCCAGTAACCTGCAACCTGCT